CTACCCCTCCCACACCGCCCGCAACCGATAATCGACCACCGCCGACCAGCCCCCGCCCTGCCGCGCCGCCCGCGCCACCCGTGACCGCACCAGCCGTGCCGTGACCACCCGCCACCCCTCGCGCACCGTCACCCCCGCCAGCACCGGGTCGATCCGCGCGATCATCCCCGCCAGCCGCGCCGGCGTCTCGCCACCGTCATGCAGGCCGATCGTCAGCCGCAACTCGCGCCCCGCCACATCCTTGCCGCCCCAGTCCGCGCCGATGCACTCGCCCACCACGCCATAGGGCTGGCTGGCCCGCACCGGATCGCCGTCGAACAGGCCGTTCAGCCCGTCCATCAACAGCGTGTCCGCCCGCAACGCATCGATCACCGCCGCGCGCACCGCCACTTCAGCGCTCATAATCCGCCCCTCCCCGCTTCCCGCAGCGCCAGTTCCCGCCACCAGCGCGCCACCAGGCCGCGCCCGGACGCCCGCACCAGTTCGCCCTCGATGCTGACGTCCAGCCCCGCCTCATCCAGCGCCGCCGCCACCGCCGCCCGTCGCCGCGCCGCCCGCTGCGCCACCATCCGCGCCAGCGCCGCCCTCATCGCAACCGCATCCGCCGCCATGGCCGCCACAGCGCGCTCACCACGGCGGGGGGCGCCGCCCCTTCCGTCCCGCGCGCGGAAAAATGCTCCGCCGCCAGCCGCACGATCCCCTGGCGCAATGCTTCGGGCAGGCCGTTCATCTCGCTCGCCATGCCCGCCGAATAGCGCACCAGCAATCGCCGCCCGTCGCCCGCGCGCGTCGATCGCACCCACCCCTCGCCGGTCGCATCGATGTCGATCGCATAGCCATCGACCGGCAGGGCGACCGCCATGCCATCCGCCTCCACCGCCTCGACGCTCTCGATTCCCACCACGGGCCGCGCCGTCAGCCGCTGCCAGCTCCCATCGCCCCCCACCATCTCCTGCGCGCCCCGCAGGATCAGCCACTGCCCGACAAATTGCTCGCACAGGGCCGACGCGCTGCGCAGCAACCCGGCCAGCACCCCGTCCTCGCCACTCGTCTCGATCCGCAAATAGGCCTTCAACTCGGCCAGCGACGCCGCCAGCGTCCCGCTCTCATCCTGCGCCAGCATCAGCATTCCTCCACCCGAAATGTCACCGACCGCGCGTCCACCTGCCCGTCGGACAAAGTGACCCGGTTCGTCAGTCGATAGAGCCGCCCGATCAGCCCGCCGCTCACCCGCGCGCTGGTCCGCAAGCCCTCGAACGCGGAAGCCTCCACGCTCAATCCGCCCGCTTCGACCGGCGCCACGCTCCACAGGCTGGCGGCGATGCTCTGCCCCGCCAGATGGGCGGACCAGTCGATCCCATGATCGATGCTGCTGTCGGCATCCTTCAGATACAGGCTCATCGCCGCTTGCTCCCCCCAAACAAAAAAGGGGGAAGGCCAAATGCCTCCCCCCTAAAAACCTTCTCCCCTTGGGGGAGAAGGATACGCAGCCTTACTGGCACAGCCAGTTAGGCGAAGTTGGATGAGGGGGCACAACGCCAGCCCCCTCGCCCGTCAAGACGCCGCAAACTTCATCAATTTAATCGCCTCGCTATTCGCCACGGCCCCGCCGATCCGCTTGACCGCGTAGAAATGCACGAACGGCTTGTTGCTGAACGGATCGCGCAGGATGCTGGTGTCGCTGCGCTCGGCAATCACATAGCCCGCCTGGAAATTGCCAAACGCGATCGACAGGCTGCCCGCGCTGATGTCCGGCATATCCTCGGCCTCGACCACCGGATAGCCCAGCAGCGTCGCAGGCTGGCCAGCGCTCATCGACGGCTGCCACAAAAATGCGCCATCGCTGGTTTTCATCTTGCGAATGGCGCTCAGCGTCGCGCTGTTCATGACAAAGCTCGCCCCTTGCCGGTAGGGCGCGCGCAGGCTCTGCACCAGGTCGATCAACCTGTCCTGCGGGTTGGACGCGGCAAAAGCCCCCGCCGCGCCCGACGCGACATATTGCAGCGATCCGAACGCCCGCACGCTGTCCGCCTCATTGGTCGTCGTATAGGTCAGGAAGCCCTTGGGCTTGTTCGTGCCATTGCCGGTGATGAAGGCTGCGCCCTCCGCCACCGCAAATTCACGGGCAATCTCGCCCGCCAGCCAGCCTTCGACATCGAACTGCGCATCGTCCAGCATCGCCTGGCTCGCCGCCGGATTGGCGAACAATTCGCCCGATGGCGGCGCGATCTCGTTGAAGCTCGGCGTCCCCGTCTCGCCCCGCGCCCCCGTCTCGCTGGCCCATCCCGACACGATCCCGCCCGCACTCACCAGCTTGCGATAGCCCGCCGTCCCGGTCCGCACGACATTGGCAATGGCGCGAATGGGCGAAATGCCTTTCAGCGTCGCATCGATCAGCTGATCAATCTCGCGCGGCACCGCATACCCCCCGCTCGCGCCCGAAGCCCCGGAAAAGCTCTTGAGCTCCACCCCCGCTTCCTGCCCCTGCCGCAAATAGCGATCGACAAAAGCGCTACGGGCCGGATCACCAAAATTTCCTGGCGCCCCGCCCTTCACCCCATCCAATGCAGGCCGCTGCATAGCCACCCGCATCGCGCTCAAATCCGCCTCCAAAGCCGCAATCCGCTCCCCCTGAAGCACCACATCAAAGCTCCCCTCCAGAGCATCCGTCACGCCGTCCGTCATGTCATTCTCCCGCTAGAAAACACAAAAAAGGGCAGCCCCGGATGGGAACGCCCTGAAAAAAACAAACCTTCTCCCCACGGGAGAGAAGGATACGAAGCCTTGCCAGCTTGCTGGCTAGGCGCAGTTGGATGAGGGGGCGCGCGCCGCTTGCTTCGCGCAATGCGTCGCACCATAAAGTCCCATGCCCCTGACCCTAGCCATCGACGGCGCGCAACATATTCCCGCAGCCCTCGACCCGCTCACCCTCGTCGCCATCGAAGCCGCCCTCGCGCCGCTACCAACAGACCGTCCTGGCCAACGCCTGACAGCTCTTGCAGAACTGGCGCCACTCCTCGCGTCGACCGGATCCATCGGCAGCCATGCCGCCGCCCATTTGGGCCAAGCCGCAAAACCCGTCCGCGCCATCCTCTTCGATAAAAGCCAAACCACCAATTGGGCGCTCGGCTGGCATCAGGACCGCACTATCGCCGTGCGCGAAAGGATAGAAACAGCTGGCTTTGGTCCCTGGACCATAAAGTCTGGCCTGCACCATGTCGCCCCACCGCAACCCTTGCTCGACCGCATGGTCACGTTGCGCGTCCATCTCGATCCCGTCGATCCCGACAATGCGCCGCTGCTTATCGCCCCCGGCTCCCACCGCCATGGCCGCATCGCGGAAAGTGATGTCCCGGCAATGGTCGATCGCTGCGGCACCGTCGCCTGCCTCGCGTCGCGCGGCGACATCTGGCTCTACGCCACGCCCATCCTTCACGCCTCAGACGCCGCCGCCAATCCCCGCCACCGCCGCGTCCTCCAACTCGACTATAGCGCCGATGATCTGCCCGGCGATCTGGAATGGCTAGGGATATAGACCCCACAAAAACCTTCTCCCCACGGGGGAGAAGGATACGAAGCCTTGCCAGCTTGCTGGCTAGGCGAAGTTGGATGAGGGGGCGCGCGTTGGCGTAAATCCCTCCACCTTATGCACCCGCGCCCGATCCTGCATCGGATGCGTCACCAGACTCACCTCCACCAGCTCCAGCGCCAGCAATTCGCGCGGCCCCAAACCTGCTCCACCGCCGCGTGCCTCCCGCACGCGATACCCGAACGACAGGCCATCCAGCGCCCCAGCCTTCAGCCCCGCCGCCGCCTCTCGCCCGGCCGCCGTCCGCGCCGACACCCGGCCGATCACCCGCAACCCGCGCGCATCCTCCTCCAGCCGCTCGATCGCGCCGATCACCTGCCCCGGCCCATGCTGCCACAGCAACGGCACCCCCGCCGCGCGCACGCCACCGAACGCCCCCGCCCGCACCACATCCCCGCCCCGGTCCACCCGGTCGAAAATCGCCGCATAACCGGCAAAGCGGACGTCGCCCTCATTCCCCCCCTCCGTTCGCTTCGAGCGAAGTCGAGAAGCCCCCAGCGCCCCATCGCCACTCACGCCCGCACCAACCCGATCAGCCCGGTCTTGACCGCAATCCCCAGCAGCACCAGCGCCAGCGCGATCCGCACCAGCCAGCCGATCACCGCCCCGCGCGCCGCCTTCTTCGCGTCGCGCCAGGCGCGCAGCAGTTCGCGCAGCTCGCGCACATCGCCCTCCGCCCGCCGGTCGGCCAGCCCCAGCCGCTCCAGCGCCCGCCCCGCGCCCAGCTCGCTCGCCTCCTCCACCAGCGCCCGGATCATCACCATGTCCATCGCCCCCGGCCCGCCTTCCGCCTGCGCCACCAACCGCGCCAGCATCTCGCCATCCTGTTTCATCGCGCCCTCCAATCCCCTCGCCCCCTGGGCGCAGTTGGGAGCGAGGGAACCCCAGCCCGCCTCACAACCCCAACAGCCCCTTTTTCTCCTCCGCCGACAGGAAGTCCGCCCCCGCGACCCGCTCCCACAGTGCCGCCCGCTCGTCGCTCAGCGCCGCGATGCCATCCAGGTCCGGCTCGATCCGCAGACCCGGCCACCAGCCGCTAAGCCCCTGCCCCAGCCCGGCGCCGATCTTGCGCACCAGCGGCAATATCGTCTGCCGCCACAGCGCCTTGTTCGCCTCGCGATAATTGGCGTAGCTATTGTCGCCGGGCAGCCCCATCAGCATCGGCGGCACGCCAAAGGCCAGCGCAATCTCCCGCGCCGCCGCCGCCTTCAGCCCCACAAAATCCATCTCCGCCGGGGTCAGGCTCAGCGCCTTCCAGCTCAGCCCGCCCTCCAGCAGCATGGGCCGCCCGGCATTGGCCGCGCCCGCAAAGGCGATCTCCATCTCGCGCTTCACCCGCTCATACTGGTCGGGCGCCATGACCGATCCGTCCCCCGGATCATAAACCATCGCCCCGCTGGGCCGCGCCGCATTGTCCAGCAGCGCCTTGTTCCACACCGTCGCGCTATTGTGGATCGCCACCGCCCCCGCCGCCGCGCCGACACAGCCCAATCCATAATGATCGTCCAGCGGATGCAGGCTTTTCAGGTGCAGCACCGTGGTCCGCCCCGCGCCATCTTCGGGCGACAGGCGCGTCACGCTCTCCCCGACGCGATAGAGATAGGCCGCGGGCCACCCCCGCGCATCGGCTTCCACCGACACCCGCTCAGGGCGCAGCGCGAACAGTTCGGCCGGCATCCCGTCCGCCCCGCCGATCACCTGCACATAGGCATTGCCATGCAGCAACAGGTGGCAGGCCAGCGTCTCCACCAGCCCCTGCCCCGCCGACGCCCGCGCCACCAGCGCCAGCACCCGCGCCCCATCCTCCACGCCAGAGGCTTTCAGCGCAGTCGCCCCCGCCCCTTCCGACACCAGCCGCATCGCCCGCTGCGCCACCGGATTGCCGATCACGCCGCCACGCACCTGCGCCTCATAGCTGGCGGGCCACTCGCCCAGCGCCACCGCACCCGTCCCCCAGGCGCGCGCCAGCACCGGCCGCGCATCCGCCTGCACGGCCTTCATCCCAAAGAATTTCATGCTTGCCTCCCGCACAACAAAAAACCCTCACCCCGACGGGGAGAGGGCCAAAGCGATTTCCAATCAGATAGAATTCCGATGACTCGGAAATCGCGCTAAACCTGAAGCGAAGGCTGGCAGCAAAGCCGCCTGCCAAAGCTGCGAGAGGGAGAGCGCCCGACCCTCAAGTCAAACCGGAATGGCTCTCGTTTGCTCCCCCAACCTCCGTTCGTTTCGAGCGAAGTCGAGAAACCGCACACTGCCATTTCTCGACCTAACCTGACCCGAAAAGGTCGAAGTGAAGCCATCCCCTTTACAATTCAGTCACCACGATCGAACATCCGCTGATGTGGCATCACGCACTTAGCCTACTCGCTCTGACCGACGCGACGCAGCTTCCACCAGCACCGGCAAAGCGGGAAATCATCCCCATCGCCCTGCCAACAGCGCAGGACTATGCGCTCGTGTCGCTGCGGGCGGACGCCACTGGCGAAGCCATCGTCGCAATCGTCAGACGCGGTGACACCGATCAGATCGATTGCTCGCCGACCGATATTGTCGGTGGCCGCGAAATCGCCGTTGCCAGCTGCAAACTCATAATGTCCAAAATGGGCTGGATATTGGCCGTACAACGTCGTGATGGCCGCCCACTGACCGTCCCGAAAATGCGCGTAATGTGGGAACCGGCTCCCTCGTCATTTCATAGCGACTTCGGCGGAACCACGCCTTTGGCTGTCGATGGCAATCCCCCCATCACAGGAACGACCCGCCCCACCGATCTGACCAGTGAATATATGACAGAAGTCGATGCGACAGGACGGCCAACATCCTGTCGCATCGAAAAGTCATCTGGCAACCGCAAATATGACGACCAGTCCTGCCTTGTCGCCATGGGGCAACGATACCTGCCAGCAATCGACGCGGCCGGTCATCCGGTCAAGACCATGGTGCAATCATGGGTCAGGTGGCGGGACCGGGAATCGACCGGCCCTGCTCAAAGATAAATCAAGGATTACGCCGCAACACCCGGTCGCAGGTCGAGTTCGTCCCCTCGCTCTTGCCGATCACCCGGCCCGCCAGCGCCCCGGCGCCCGCGCCCAGCAGCGTTTCGCCCAGGCCACCACCGGCGACCAGCCCGACGCCAGCACCGCCAGCCGCGCCGATCACGGTGCCCTTGTCGCGCCCCTTCTTCCCCTGGATCAGGCAATAGCGCACATCGTCGCGATCGCGCGGTGCCGCCCTCGCCACCCGCGCCCGCTCCTTCGCGCTCAGCGTCACCGCCATCACCGGGGTAGCCACCAGCGTCGCCCCGACCAGCGCGCCGAGCATCGTCACCATCTTCATCACCAAATCTCCACTTCAAATCCGATCGTCCCGAAACGACCGACGGCACCACGGGGTTCCCCTCACAACCCCCGCACCCGCGCCTCGCCCCGCCGTCCCAGCATCAGTTCGGTCAGCGCCCATACCAGCGCGTCGGCGCGATCGGGCGATCGGCCCGGCCCCACATAGCCGCCCCCGGCCAGCAAGCCGCACATCTCATCCTCCAGCCGCGCAAACGCCCCGCGATGCGCCACCCGCCCGGCTTCGTACAGGGCCGCCACGGGTTCCGCCCGCGCCACTTTGCCGCGCGAGGCATGGACCAGCTTCACCGGCAGCATGGCGTCCGCCGCGCGCAGCACGCTTTCCACCATCGCCCCGCCATTATTCGCTTCGGCCACCACCTTGTCAGCGCCATGCACCAGCGCCGCCGCAGCCACCGCGCGCGCCCATTGTTCGGGTGAGCAGCCCTCGACGCTCGCATCGGCAATCACATAGGCGCGCCCGTCACCACTCACGCCCGCCACCACGATTCCGCACGCATCGCCATGGGCGGACGCAGGCGGATCGACCGCCACCACCACCCGATGCAGCGCCGCCCCGCCGCCTGCGCCGGGCACATGCGCCACCCGGCATCGTTCGATCAGGTCGCGCGACCAGAGCGCACCCTCCACCTCCTCGATCAGCTCGCCGTCCAGTTCCTGCCGCCCCAGCCGCGTGCCGCCATAGCTGCGCTCCATCGCCTCGACAAAGCCCTCGGCCAGGTTCGCGCGATTGTCCGCCGTCCGGCCCCGCGTGACGATGACATCCCCGTCCGCCACCAGCCGCCGCACCAGCGCCACCGGGCGCGGCGTCGTCGTCGCCATGACGCGCGGACTTTTCCCCAGCCGCATCGCCATCATCAGATTATCCCAGGCGCCCAGTGCAAAGGGCCATTTGGCGATCTCGTCGGCCCAGCCATGGCTGAACTGCGGCCCGCGCAGACTTTCCGGCTCGGCCGCGCCGAACAGGGTCGCCACCGCGCCATTGGGCCATGTCAGCTTGCGCAGCGCCGGGGCAAAGACCGGGCGGCACCACCAGGGCGCGACCGCCAGCAATCCGGACGCCCCTTCCACCATCACCCGCCGCGCCTCGCCCAGCGTCGCGCCGACCAGCGCGATCCGCGCGCCGGGTTGGGCCTCCGCAATGCCCCGCACCCATTCGGCCCCGGCCCGCGTCTTGCCAAAACCGCGCCCGGCCATCATCAGCCAGATACGCCAATCGCCCCCCGGCGCCTTCTGCCCCGGCCGCGCCAGCCAGTCCCATTCACGGCTTATGCGTTCGCGGCCAGCCTCCTTCAGCTGCCGCAACATCCTCGCCTGCGTCTGCTCTTGCTGGTCCAGCCATTCGTCATGCGAAGTCTCCATCGCCCTCCCCTTGCCGGGGCGGCGACAGGCGCGCCCCTATTTGCGCGGCGCCATCCCGCCGAACGTCACGATGCTCTCGCTTCCATCCTTGGCCACGGCCGCCACGCCGATGAAATGATCGTCCACCACCACATCTTTCAGCAGCAATTCGGTCGCCCCGGTCACCAGCCGGCTATCCGTCCAGTCCTGCGCATCCGCCCGCCGCCAATAGACGCGATAGGCCGCCGCCCCCGCCACTGCGTCCCAGAACACCCGCGTATCCATCGACAGCGCGCCATCCAGCGACACGCTCGCCGGCGCCGCCGGTGCGCTTGCCAGGACACGCAACGCCGCGACATTCAGCGCCGTCACCTTCGCCAGATAGGGAAAATCCATGCCGACAACCGTGTCGCCATAATCGCGCCCGCCCTCGACCCGCAAATCCTGATGCTGCCGGTCGTAATTCTCGATCCCCACCGAAAAACGCACCGCCGGATAGCCCGCCTCCAGCAACGGGGTATGATCGCCACCGCGCCCGAAACGGTCGGGCCGCCGCACCGCAAACACGTCCAGCCCGATCTGCGGATTGGCCTCCGCAATCCCGTCGATCGCCTTGGCCAGCGCCCGCGAAGGCCCGTCATCCTCGCCGCCGATGCCGCGCCGGGTCAGCCCCGCCTTGCCATCCTCGGACGATCGTATCCCTTCGGAAAATACCCGCACCCGGTCCGCCACGATCTGGCCGTTCAGCCCGGTCGTGTTGCCGACAATATCGTTGTTCAGCATCGCCCGCACCTGCCAGCCGCGCGCCTTGGCGGTACTCGCCAGCAACTTGCCGCCCAGCAGCCCCTGCTCCTCGCCGGACAGCAGCGCATAGACGATCGTCCCGTCAAACGTCTCGCCCGCCAGCACCCGCGCCGCCTCGATCACCAGCGCGCTGCCCGATCCATTGTCGTTCGCGCCCGGCGCGTCGCTGGTCGCATCCATGACATCGCTGACCCGGCTGTCGATATGCCCCGCGACGATCACCACCTGATTGGGATCGCCCGTCCCGGTCTGGATCGCCAGCACATCGACAATATCCGCGCCATCGGGCACGCGCGGCGCGGTGAAGCGCTCCGACACGCTCTCAACCTTCAGGCAGCCGCCGCACCCCTTGGAAATCCGCGCAAACTCCGCCGCCGCCCAGGCCCGCGCCGCCCCAATCCCGCGCTTGGGATCGGTCGCCGACGACAGCGTATGCCGCGTCCCGAAACTCACCAGCTTCTCAACCGTCGCCTTCAACCGCGCGGGATCAGGCGCCTTACCCTCCGCCAGCGCGGGGGAAGCCAGAAGCGAAGTCGAAAGCGCCGAAGCAGCAGCGAGCAGGATCAATTTTCTCATGACCCACAGGTCTATCGCCAATCGGACAAGTGTAAAGAGACGAAGCCCGCTCATCGTCATCCCACACCGCCAACCGCCGGTGTCGGCCAAAAACGGGTCGCTCCCTATTTACCGCTTGACGATTCAACCTGCTGAACAGCAACTGTTCGTCCGGCTCGAATAATCCGAGCCATTTGGGGGGGATTCCTAATGAAAATTGTTGTCGGTGCCGTTTGCGGCGCCATTGCTTACCTGTGCGTCACGTCTGCCATCGCACAAGTCACCACGACATCCGCTGCACCCGTCGCCGCCATTATCACGACATCCAATGGCAACATATTGCGTGCTGGCACCCAGATTTCCGTCCGCACCGCCGAAGCCCTGACCACCGAGGGCAAGAAATTGCGGATCGGCCAGCGCGTCCAGTTGGAAGTCGCCGAAGCGGTCATGCTCAATGGTCAGGTCGTCATTCCCAACGGCAGCCCGGTCATCGGTGAAGTCACCGACGTCCGGAACAAGGGTATGTGGGGCAAATCGGGCCGAATTAACGCCCGCGTTCTTTATGTTCGAGCAAATGGAAATCAGATCCGTCTCACCGGCCAGTTCGATGATAAGGGCGTGACAGGTACCGCCGGGGTTGTCGCTGCCATCGCGTTCGTGCCGATCGCTGGTTTCATCACGACCGGTACGAGTGCAAGAATCCCCTTGGGCGCGCCTGTGACCGCATTTTTGGACGAAGATATCAGCGTGGCCTTCGCCCCGACCCAACAGAATGTCTCGTTGCCTCCGTCCGCGTTGCCTGCCGCCGCCGTGACGCCCCAGGCAACGACCCCCGCTCTGGAGATAAAGGCCCAATAGTCGCAAGCTGCTTTGCATCCCCTCTTTCCTTGTGGGGAGAGGGGATGCTGGCCGCTGTGTCGAACTGGCAGATTACAGACTAGCGCCCTCGCTGATCCCATTCCCTCACGTCCCCGTCGCCGCCCGCATCCGCTCGACCTCTTCCACCATCCGCCGCACCCGTCGTACCACCGCGGGGCTATCGGGCCGCTCCTTCTGCGCCGCCGCGCTCGTGCGATAGGCCAGCACCCGGTCGCGATGCCGGGTCAGCAGTTGCAGCGCCAGTTTCAGGTCATGCCCGCGCTTGATCTTGCGGCTCTTCACGCTCCCCTCGCCGTCCAGCAGAATTTCCTCGCTCTCGCTGCCGAACAGGGCTTCGCGCATCAGCATGGCCTCGATCTCGGCATAGCCAATATCCATCGCCCGCTCCCAGTCGGCGGCAAAGCGCCGGTTGCGCTGCCTGCGGTCATAGGCGCTGGTCCGGCACACGCCCGCCACCCGCGCCGCCTCGCTGGTGTTGCAGGTCATCGCCAATGTCTGCAGGAACAGCCGCTCCTGCTCCCTGGTCCAGCCATCCTTGCGCGGACGGCGCATCTGCGCGCGCTCTGCGCCCGCCATCTTCCGGCGCGCCGGTTCCAGCACCTGCGCCTCCATCCCGTCCGCCAT